ATGGCACTTTCACGCTAAAGCTTCTTATTCAAACTATGCACAATTTTGTGCTGATCATTATTCTGGAGTCAAATTGTTCCATATGGAAGATCAAACCGGTCAAGATTCAACCGCTCAAGGTTGGGCGGTCGTTGTTTTGGAATCTTTGATGAGGCATTTCTCTTTCCCAGAGGAAGTGGTTCAGAGATTTGTGAAGACGAAGCTCCACAAGACTTTGGATGGCAAAGTGTTCCTACTGATTTGCACTGATTCTGGGGAAGTTTGGACTTTTATGATAAACACCACAAGCGCGGCAGCGAGAATTTGTTTGAAGTACGATTTGCAACCGGGAGTTCCTTTGTCTTCTGGAGGTGATGATACGATGTTGCCAGCGCCGTTAAGACCAAACCCAATTTATGAAGATTTCAGGCTGATTGATCCTTGTTCCGATAAAATTTATGAAAGTTCACGCGGTGACTTCACTTCGCATGGGATAAAAGATGGGGTTGTTTTCAAAAACCCTATCATACTTCTCAAGCGGTTTTTGGTGAAGTTGGCCGCTGGGAGAGGAGAGGAAGCTGTCTTGGGTTATGGTGAAATGTGGAAACGCAATTATGATTTGAAAGAGTTGCTCGTCACTTTAATGACGCCTAGTGAGTTGGAAGCTCATAGTATAATGACCCGAATTTTCTTCAATTTGCGAAAAGAAGGGTTAAAGACTAGGCTGAAATGGGCCGATATGTATGATGTTGACGTTACAGAAATTCCTGAAACAGCGGTTCAATCATTTGCTGCTCTGAAAGAGCATGCTATAATGATATTGCCGAATGTGAATCGTGTTGTTCAGGAATACGTTGAGTCATTGAATGTCGCCAGATTGGACGAATACGCTTCGTTGTTTTGATCTTAAATGACGTCTGAATTAGTTTCGAATTTGCAAGTTGTTGCGGCTCCCCATGAGGGGAATCTGAGCACTGAACATGCTTGGACTGATGTTTTCGATGTTGTTTGTCATTCTTGTTCTATGCCTTTTGATGTTTTGTTGAAAGATTATTTACCTGGTGTTGGTAGGGCGGATTTGGTGAAGATTGAAGCGAACATAACTACTACTGCTGCGAAACAACATGTTTATGTTGGTTTTTGTAGTACTTTGCAAACGCTGACCGCTAAACAAGCTGGTGGTAGATCTTCTGGTATTAGGTTCATTACTAATGATAAGACTTATGGTGCTCAAATCACCAAAGTTTTGGTTCCGGATGATACCTTTTCTCTTCAAATTCGTCCAAATTCTGCTATGCTTACTATGTTGAATTTCTTGGTTGATATTTCTGAGGATGTTGATGTTACTTTTACTTTCTATGTTAAGGTCCATGGTGTTAGGAGAACTTATATTGATTTAAACTGAAGTTTGAGGATGCTGCTGCTGTTAGCGCGGCTACCGTTTCTTTGGTTCAAAGTGTTGAAAATGAAAATCCAGATGAAAGTTCCGAGGAAGAAGTTGAAGAAGTTGTTTCTGAAGATGGTGATATTTTACAATCCAAAGTGGTTGATGTTTTTGTTGAGGAAGCTATTGTTAGTCCTGTTGATAGGTTTGATTTTATGGTTTTTGATGTGCCCTATATCTATGAAGAAGGGATGGAAGTTCCGGTTCCTGGCTTGGAGGAAGTCACGAAATGGAAAATTTCTCTTTATAGGTGCAATTTTCTTGTTAAGATTGGTACAAATTTCTACAAGGCGAAAGATGTGGAGGTTGATTTTATGAAATCGGCTGTTGTTTTCAATAGCCAATTTATTGTTTCTGATGACGTAGTTATTAACTTCGTTTGAAACCAAGCTCTAAGGAGCTTGTTTGAATATTTT